TCCCGTTATCACCCAGTTGCCTTCAGCGTTGGCATTCCCTTTGATGGCAATACTGCCGTCCATACGCAAATAAACGGAAGCTCCGCCGCAGGAGTACAGGAATAGTTCTCCCGGAGCCAGCTCCTCCGGGGAAGCGGCAGCAGTATTGGCTGCCACCACGCACTGCTCCTGGCCGCCGGTCCCGCCCTTGATGACCAACACGGTATCACCCGCTTGAGGCTGCCAGATCAGGCCGCCCGGCGCAAACACTTCCAGATTCCGCTGCTCACCCCGTGTCATCACAGACGCGCTGCTGCCGCCGATGGTGGTCACGCCCATGTCGGCGGCGGCGCTCTCCCGCTCCGCCCGCTGACGTGCGGCGATTGTCCTGGATAACCACATAGTCCTTACCTCTCACTTAATGTCAATTCTGTCCGTTCCCCGTCTCCATCCATCCGGTTCCGGGATCGGACTACCTCAAACCGGCCAGACAGATTCAGCCTGCTCAGCGACAGGCTGACCTGGTCCCCTGGCATGGCGGCAAAGGAAAAAGGCAGCTCCATCTCAATTTCCACCTGCTCCAAGGCGGACTGTGAGATCTGATATTCTCCGGTATACCGCCGGTCCTCATCACTGCTTCTGGGCATATACAGAACATGCCGCCGCTGCCCGCCGGTCTGGAGAAACTTTTGATTTTTTACCGGATGGCTGATTCCCTGCGCCTTGTCCTGGATCAGTACCTCTGAGATCACACCGTAGCGCTGTTCACGCTTGCGCAGAGACAGCAGCGGTGAAGCATCATCAATGCGCAGCGTTTTTCCGCTGCCCCAGAGGGGTCCGATTACCAGCGTGCCCTCCTTGGTAAAATAGGGATCAAACCCGCCAAAGCGGTGGGTGAATCCCTGCAGCGCTCTCCATTGACTTGATCCGGAAACTACGGCATAGCTGCTGCCGGAAATGTCCTGCCGCTTTTCCACGGTTATCCCATACGGGGATACATGATTCCCCAGAATCTCCGAGAGCGGAGCCCTTTCATAGGACAGCGCCTCCGACTCGTTGTCAAGAAGAAGCGCCGCCATGCCCCTTCCTTCAATGCCTGCCAGCAGTCCCTGCTTGGAAAGGGAGATCTCATACGCATCTACGATGCCCTTCAGCATAACAATACCGTCCCGCCATACGGTGAACCGGGTGGCCTTTGGGAGGATATCCGCCATTCCGGCATCATACAGGCAGACGGCTGTTATGCTGTCGCAGGGGACCATTCCCGTATATTCCAAGTCCCACCGCAGCAGAACCGGCAGCTCATACCGCCCGCCATCATAAGTTTCCAGCCATATTTTCAGCATGGGATCACCACCCTGTCTCCGGGACGGATCAGATTGGGATTTTTGATCCCCGGATTGGCCTGGAGCAGCTTTTCCAACGGCACATTGCAGCGCTGGGCAATCCCCCACAACGTGTCACCGCTGGACACAATGCAGGCGTTCTGCCGGCCGGAATCCTCACCGGCAGCATCCGAAGCCTGCCCGGAAGGATGCAAAGCGGCCAGTTCCCCGCTGTATCCATCATACCGTTCCCGGAATTCGAAGCTGTAGCGGACGTAATCCGGGAGGGGCTCCTGTTCCAGCTTCAAACTGGTAAAGTAGGCGTTGGAAATCTGCCAAAGCGGATGAATCAGAAGGCCGGGGCCACTGCTGTAAAATATGGAGGCCAGCCTCTTGAATTCAGCATAGGCATCCTTTCCGGAAAATTCACCCTGTCCCCGCATGACCCGGCAGCCCAATCCCAGATCCTGCATACAATAGCAGCCAAAGGGGACCTTGTGGACCGCAACCTGCCGCTCATAGGTAATGGAGTAGGTGGCGGGGTTATGGGGCCAGATGTAGTCCTTATAGCGCATAGGCGTCAGCAGCATGTTTCATCGCCTCCTGTCAGTATAAAGGAAATCCGTTATCATACCGCCTACCGTCCCGTTGAAAGGCAAGAGATACCGCTTCCGCCGTCAGAGGTGCGGGCCCGGAGGTCACCAGCTCCTCAGTGATGCCGGTCCACCGGCTCTGCGGTTCCTCCGGCTCCGCAGTAATCACTACACCCGCGCCCAGCGGGGATGCTGTCCCGGCCCGCTCCTCCGTCCGAACAGGGGACGGCAGTGCGTCCCACGCAGCCGCCTCCGCTTTCACTCTCTCCGGTTCCGGCGTCCGGCCCTCCGGTTCCCTCCCTCCTGTTGGAGAGACAGTAATCTCGTTTATTGCCGGGCGAACAGCCGGGATGCCGTCCAGCTCCGCAGCTGCCTCTTTCCGGGCCACCGGCGCCGCGTCCCGGGACGAAATATATGCCCCGGCGACCTCTATGGCGGCAACATCTTCATAGGAGGGCGGGCCTTTCTGAATGGGCTCCTTTCCGAATTCGCTTGCCCCGCGGCC